CTTGTTACTGTGCAGTCGAAGAAACTATTCAATCTGAATCCAGGAAACAGTATTGGTGACTTAGATTTGATTTTTTTTCAGATAGGTACAAAATATCCTTTATTAAAATATATCTTTGCTAGACGGGCATTTAGACACAAAATGAAGAGACAGATGTTGAAGTGGCTTCCGGGAGGTCATTCCGGTGCCCATAATGATTGTGATTGTGATCTAGAAGTATCTTTTCCAGGTTTGTCTGGAATTTCAACTATAAGACAAGAGCGATATAGAGGTTCCAGACGTAGTGTTCAGCAGATGTATGCTGAGGTTAAAGCTATATTAATATCTCAGTATATGTTGATAGAAGGAAAAATAGTGAAGAGGCCAGAAGTAGATAGGGAGTTGTATTTGACCTATTTGAGGCAGTTTTATACCTCAGAAGGTCAGATAGCTATAGAAGCTCCTTTTAATGTGGCGAATAATGTCACAGAGAATGTTAAAGAATTTTTGGTTAAAGAGTGGAGGCAATTGCATGAGGAAGTGGAACGTCGTTATTGGGAGCGTGTTAATCCGATAGTTAATTGTGTTAGTATTCCGCCTGATGTTCCAGCAATAATGAGTTTGCAAAGTATGTGTCGTAAAAAGATATCGTGGTGTGATACTGTTTATGGTACCACGAACGGTTTGAGTAGAGTTATTCATACTAAACAGTATTTTCCTATAGAAAAGTCTTTAGCTTTGTACTCAGACTTCTGTGTTAATACTATACATCGTACTCCTCAAGATATGTTGGTATTTAAATACACTCAGAGTGCTTTAGGTAGTTTATTATCTCAAATGGAAGTTTATGATAATTTGGGTAAATTAAAAGTAGAGTATAATCCCAAAACTCTTATTTCACAAGTAAGGATGTTTACTTCTGGAGGAATTATGCCGGGAGGAGTAGTTACTGGTAATTGGAAGGGTGAGGCCTGTCGTGTGGTTTCATCTGGTCCAAAGGTTTATTTGATGGAAGCAGCTATGCGTCAACTTCATAAGATTTTGCATGATATTTATAAAAATGATGAAGTTGTTTGTTATGCTATACACTGTGTTATAAAAGCAAAAGATGAGTTTAAATTTGGACAGTGGAAAAATGAAGATGAATTGAAGGCAATGTTGCTGAAAATAAGAGAATTTTTTATACCGGATCTTCCTCATGTTTATATGTGTATGTTGGTTAATGAAAAACGAATGCGCTTAGAGCGGAACAATATTATACGTATAGGGATGTCTTATTGGTGGGGTGGAGCTTATTATTTGTACAAATATCTTAATGGTGATTTAGCTGATATGATATATGTAGACGGAGATATAGTAGGTTTGGATAAGCATATTTCAGATTGGTTACTTTTATTGTATTGTGCTAATGTTCATCCATATTATAATTGGGAGAATATGACAGAAGAAGAGCTTAAGTTTACTCGTCGTCTTTTGGAATATTGGGCTACTAATGTGTGTTGTAAGATGGTATGTCATATTGGTGGTTTTTGGAGATATATGATGGGTTGTATGTACTCAGGAGGTAAAGAAACGTCTCATGGCGGTAGCTGGATTATGGCATTTATTTTTTTTTTTTTGCTATTGTGAATGGGTAAAAGATATGCACCCTCATTTATCATCGGTAATAGATCATTTTTTATTAGAGCGATATATTACTATAGTAGTGTATGGAGATGATCATATATGGTGTGCTCCTGCTTTTCTTCGAGGAGTTATGAATCATAAAACTTGGAAGCAATTTTTACAGGATTACTTTCAAATGCAGTTGAGAGATGAGAATATTTATGATTCTTTATTGTCTGTTCCAGATGATACGGGTAGATTTAAACTACGGGGTCCGAAATTTTTAAAAGTTTATTTTATTCGTAATGAAGATTCTGATCCTCTTATGGCGCCTATATTGCCTTATAAGGAGATAGATGAACAAATTTGTAAGGCTTTAACATGGGATTATGATACTCCAGGAGAAAATATACCTGTTACTATAGGTTTTGCATGGGATACGCGAGCTACTAATCGTTATGCTTATGATGTAGTTCTAGACTTATATAGAGAGCTTATGGCTTTGGATCCTCGGTCCCCGGAGGAAATGCTGAGATCTATAGAGTTGAATGATATGACAGGTACAAAGATGCGTAGGTTAATTCGTAAAGTAGGTGTTCCTCGAAGTGAGTTTTTTAATTTTCCCAGTTATCAAGATATGAAAAAACGTCATGTATTGGATCCTGTTAAGGCTAATTATCGAATGACGTTTTCTGAAGCTACAGGTAATTTTGACCCTTATGATTATGAAGAAATGGATGGTGAAGGGTTTGATTGGTAAAAATTTAAAAAAAAAAAAAAAAAAAAACCAATTTTAAGGAAAAAAAAATTAAAAAAACAACCAAACACCCTTCTTCCCACCCACACCTCTCTCTTTCTTCTCTCTT